ATTAAACGGCCAGTTAACATTAGGTGCTTGGTTAAACGCTTGCAAAAGTAAAGGCGCGTTAGGTATACCAAGCGGCGGCCAAAGTGCGGTAAAGCCTATTGTTTTACTGGCATTGCTTAACGGTGGGTTTAGCCGTAGCGCAAGTACTTGGGGCGTGCCACAAGTACAGCTAGTAGTTAAGCCGCAAACCAAAGCCCCTGCTAAAAAGTAGGGTTTTAATTTGGGGCGGGTTTTTTACCCGCCCCTTTTTTATAAGGTACCCCTAAAATTTGGTGCGGTAAAACTGGCACGGTTTTTGCCCGCCCCCCCTGAGCAAAAAGGGTGGTATTAGTAGCACCCTTTACCCTGTTCGGAACATTTCAACATGTTCCAAAAACATTTCACAAAAAGTCAACTATGAGGATCCCTAAACAGTTGACCTACCCCCCTTTATGGTTGTTATTGATTATAGGTTCATTGTCCTTGAAAAATTTTCGATATATAAGAAATTATGGATAGTGGTTTAGAGTATGTTCCTGAGGAACATTTGAAGAAGTTTGCTACGTTATTGGACCGTGCGAGTTATTTGGGTAAGGCTGAAGCTGCGCAGAATGATTTTATGACGTATTGTAGAATGGTTTGGCCTGAGTTTGTGAATGGTCGCCACCATGGAATTATGGCTGAGAAGTTTAATCGTTTGGCTACTGGTGATTTAAAGCGTTTAATTGTGAATATGCCCCCCCGACATACGAAAAGTGAGTTTGGAAGTTACTTGTTGCCTTCGTGGTTGATGGGTAGGCGACCTACGTTGAAGATAATGCAGACTACGCATACTGCGGAGTTGGCGTTTAGGTTTGGACGTAAGACTAGGAACTTGATGAATTCGCAGGAGTACCGTGGAATATTTGATGTAGAGTTGCGAGCGGATAGCCAAGCTGCGGGAAGATGGGAAACGTCTAAGGGTGGTGAATATTTTGCGGCTGGAGTTGGTGGAGCGGTGACGGGCCGTGGTGCGGATTTGTTGATTATTGATGATCCGCATTCCGAACAAGATGCTTTGTCCCCTACAGCGTTGGAACATGCGTATGAGTGGTATACTTCTGGGCCGCGTCAAAGGTTACAGCCCGGAGGGAGTATAGTAATTATAATGACTCGTTGGGCAGAAAACGATTTGACGGGGAAGTTGTTGCGACAGCAAGCGCGAGATATATTGGCTGATAAGTGGGAGGTGGTGGAGTTCCCTGCTTTGATGCCGGAGACGAATAAACCGTTGTGGCCTGAGTATTGGAAGCAGGAGGATTTGCTTGCGGTAAAGGGAAGTTTGTCGGTAGGTAAGTGGGAAGCGCAGTGGCAGCAGAACCCGACGAGTGAGGGAGCTGCGATACTTAAACGTGAGTGGTGGCAGGAGTGGAAAAAAGAGGATTTGCCTAATTTGGATTATGTGATGCAGTCTTATGATACAGCGTATAGTAAGAAGGAGTCTGCGGATTTTAGTGCTATAACAACGTGGGGCGTTTTTTACCCTTATGATGGAGCTCCTGCGAATATATTATTGGTTGATGCGCAGAGAGGCAGGTGGGATTTTCCGGACTTGCGTCGTAAGGCGTTAGAGGAGTATAAGTATTGGGACCCCGAGTGTGTGTTGATTGAGGCGAAAGCTTCGGGTATGCCGTTGACTCAGGAGTTGCGGAACATGGGCATTCCGGTACAGAATTACAGCCCGTCGAGAGGTAATGATAAACATACGAGAGTGAATTCTATTGCACCTTTACTAGAATCAGGATTAGTATGGGCTCCAGATACACGTTGGTCGGAAGAAGTTATTGAGGAGTGTGCGGCGTTTCCTGCCGGAGAGCATGATGATTATGTTGATACGGTGACACAGGCGTTGCGAAGATTTAGAGAGGGCGGTTTTATTCAGCATCCGGAAGATTATGAGGATGAAGAGTCTGCCCCTAGAATGAGGAGTTACTATTAATGGCATTGTCTCCTAAGGTAAATAATGTAGATCGGGCGTTGATACAGGCTCCTGTAGAGGATATGAGTTTTGAAGAGGAGGATCTACAAGCTCAGCAGGATATGTTTTTTGATGGCGAGGTTGAAATTGTAGAAGATGATGATGGTGGGGTAGAAATAACTACAGGTATGGAAGAGATTGTTTTTGGTGAGGAGCCAGAAAACTTTTACGATAATTTAGCGGAAAATTTACAAGAGTCTACATTAGGTGAGGTTGCGAGTTATGTTACGTCTTCTGTAGAGGAGGATAAAAACAGCCGTAGTGATTGGGAAGATACTTATGTAAAGGGTTTGGATTTACTGGGTATGCGGTACGAAACTCGTACAGAACCGTTTGAAGGTGCAACTGGTGTTATCCACCCCTTACTGAACGAGGCTATTACACAGTTTCAGGCATCTGCTTATAAGGAGATGTTGCCAAGTGGAGGCCCTGTCCGCGCGAATATTATTGGTATGCCTACTCCTGCGGTAGAGCAACAGGCTCAACGTGTGCAGGAATACATGAATTATCAGATAATGTATGAAATGGAAGAGTACGAGCCTGAGTTTGACCAGATGCTTTATTACTTAGGTTTGGCAGGAAGTGCGTTTAAGAAGGTTTATCGCGATGAAATGCTAGATAGGCCAGTAAGTAAGTTTGTTCCTGCTGAAGAAGTGATTGTTCCATACATTGCTACGGACTTACAGTCGGCAGAACGTATAACACATGTTATAAAAATCTCACAAAATGAGTTGAAGAAGCTACAACTTTCTGGTTTTTACATGGAAATGGATAGCGAAAGCAGTGCTTCGCCTTCTTCTGATGAGGTTCAATCAGCTTATGATGATATAGAGGGTATAAGCCCTACATATAATGATGAACAGTTTACCTTGTACGAATGTCATTGTTTCTTAGACCTAGAAGAATATGCAGATAAGGGAGAAAATGACGAAAGTACAGGTTTAAAACTGCCCTATATCGTAACTGTATGTAAAGATACAGGCGAAGTGCTGTCAATTAGGCGTAATTACCTACAAGATGACCCAAATAAAGATAAAATCCAACATTTCGTGCAGTATAAATTTACTCCAGGACTTGGTTTTTATGGTTTTGGGCTGATACATTTGCTTGGCAACTTGTCTCGTACGGCAACGGCTAATTTACGCCAGTTAATTGACTCAGGAACGTTGGCAAATATGCCCGCAGGGTTTAAAGCTCGCGGTTTGCGGATTGCAGATGAGCAAAACCCGTTGAGTCCTGGAGAATTTAGGGATGTTGATGTTCCTGGAGGTGATTTAAAGGCGTCTTTGATGCCATTACCGTATAAAGAGCCGAGTGCTACACTGTTTCAGCTAATGGGTTTTGTTGTTGAGGCCGCGCAACGTTTTATTGGTACGACGGATATGGGTGTTGGTCAGGGTAACCAAGAAATGCCAGTTGGTACAACCATTGCGTTACTTGAGCGAGGGAGCCGTATTGTTTCTGCGGTGCATAAACGGCTACATGCGTCATTAAAACATGAATTAAAAATGTTGGGGGCGTTATTTGCCCAAGATCCACGGCCTTACCCTTACGATACAGGTGTAGATGGGCAGATAAAAAGCCAAGATTTTGATGGCAGGATAGATATACTACCAGTAAGCGACCCGAACATCTTTAGTATGTCACAAAGGGTTGTTTTAGCTCAAGAGCAGTTAAAATTAGCGGTAGCGGCCCCCGATATGCACAATTTGTATGAGGCATACCACCGTGTGTATGAAGCGTTAGGTGTGAATAATATAGATCAAATACTAAAACCGGAACCTGAACAACGTCCCATGGATCCTGCTATGGAAAACATGGAAACAAGTAATGTTGCAAATGGACAGGGTACATTACAGGCGTTTCCGGAACAGGACCACGATGCTCATATTGCGGTGCATCTAGCGTATATGAATAGTAAAGTAGCGCAGATACAACCGCCTGTTGCGATATTGTTAGAAAAACATATATACGAGCATTTAGGGTTAAAAGCTAAAGTTGCTGTTCAACAACAAATGCAGGGACAACAAGTACCGCCAGAGCAACAGGAAGCTATGGTTGCCCAGATGCAAGCACAGTTGTTTGCTCAGTTCCAACAATCACAACCACCTGCACAAGAGCAAGACCCATTAGTGCAGATAAAACAGCAAGAGTTGCAGTTGCGTGAACAGGAAATGATGGCAGACCAACAAATAGATCAAAGAAAATTAGCCCTTGACCAACAACGGCAACAGCAACAGTTCCAGTTAGGCCAAGATAGGATTAACAGTACAGAGGATATTGCTCAAATGAGAGCAAGGATTGCACAACAGAAAAATGCTAACACTAGAGGTTGATAGGTAATGTCCTATCTTATTAGTAATATCCCGCACTTTAATTGTTGGGTACGCAGAGAATTTACTTGCAACCATACCGATTATCATGGTGAGTTTCTTCATGCTATTGCCATTGCTGTAAATACAATACCTGATAGGTCGTTAAGTTTTCAGGTTGTTTTTACAGGTTGTGAAGAGCTTGAAGGTAATGATATGGGGCAAAACTTACATGGTGGAGCTATGTGGGCAAGAATGCCAATAGAGGGTTTAGTTGCCGATATACCTGTAGAAGAGTGGCCTGAACCTATGTTAGACCATTTGTGCCAACCTTGGGATTGCGAATCTAGAGACCATAGTGTTGTTGTTATGGATAGAGTGAGCTCGTCGCCTTGGCTTTGTAAAATAGACGGTGAATTTTACACAGGTAAGTATATGTTTACTGTAGATTACACAGGAAACGATATAGCAGATGATCCTGCACAACATAAACAATCTCATGTAATTTACCTTACTGATGCAGGTAGTTGGACAGGTAATTTTGTAGC